ACTTATGCTGAGACAACTAGCTTTGCCCAAGTATTAACTTTACAATCATATGATCCACTTCCATCTAGCCCAGCAGGAACAATAGCAGTATCTGCTAGTACTCCTCCAGTACCTTATTTTTATGATGGATCAACTTGGAACGCCTTATACTAAAATTTAAAATAAACTAATTAAAAATATAAATATAAAATGAGCACATTAAGAGTAAATAATATAGTCCCAAATTCTGGATCAACTTTAGTATTAAGTGGATCTGTACTTATCACAAGTTTAGCCCCTCAAGCTAATCCTCCTGTTGTCCAACAAATTATTACAACAGCTGGATTATTTAACACACCAGCCTCAGGACAAGGAATAGTAACTATAGGGATAAATAAAATTCCTGTAAGTTCTTCTGGGAATGTTGATGCTGAATATTATATACTTATGGGCGCTCCTAGTGGAGGATTATCATATGTTTATAATGATAGTTTATTAACATTTAATCCTAGTACAAATATATTATTTACAACAGCTTCAAATGCTTTAAATGCTATTAGCGCTAGTAGCGCTTTAAGTGCTTCTTATGCTCCTGCTGGACAAGTGAGTTTACAACAAGTACTTAATTATAATCATGATTTAACAAATGGTAATAATTTTCAAGGAACAGATGCAGGTGTTACAAATACAGGAACTCAAGTTATAGCTATAGGAACATCATCATCTATCTCAAATAGAGGTAATTATGTTAATGCTATAGGATATGTAGCAGCTTACCAAAACTCAGGTAGTTATGTTAGCGCTTTAGGTTACCAATCCGCTTACCAAAACTCAGGTAGTAATGTTGTAGCTATAGGAGGTGGAACAACCGCTGGTGCTGCTCAGCAGAATCGAGGAAGTAATGTTATAGCTATAGGAGATGCTGCGGCTCAAGGTAATTATAGTAATCATATTAATGCTTTAGGACAATATGCGGCGTTATATAATAGTGGTTCTTATATTAATGCTTTTGGTCTAGGAGCTGTTAGAAATAATTTCAATGGCGTTCATATTAATGGTTTAGGATGGGAAGCAGCTCAATATCAATCAGGTAGTCATGTTAATGCTCTAGGTTACTCAGCTGCAAGCAATAACCAAAGCTCTCATATTAATGCTTTAGGACAAGACACTGCTAAATTTAATATAGGTAATAATATTAATGCTTTAGGACAAAATGCCGCATACCAAAATAGTGGTAGTGATGTTAATGCTCTAGGTTATAGAGCAGCTTACCAAAGTATAGGTTATTATATAAATGCTTTAGGCTTTAATGCGGCTTATCAAAATACTGGTACTATGGTTAATGCTCTAGGTTATAGAGCAGCTTATAATAATACCGCTGGACCTGTTAATGCCTTAGGACAAAGAGCAGCGGAAAATAATTCTGGAGAATATGTTGAAGCATTAGGCAACTTCGCCGGATATAACAACTCAGGTGATAATAGTGTATTTATAGGCAATAGCTCAGGTAATAGTAACGCAGGAGATTGGGTTGTCACTATTGGTACTGGTGCTGGTGATAATAATAAATCAAGTGGAGATTATTTAATAGCTATAGGAATTAATGCTGGATATTATCAATCAGGTAGTTATGTTAATGCTTTAGGTTATCAAGCTGCTTTCCAAAACTCAGGTAGTTATATTAATGCTTTAGGTTATGAAGCAACTCGTCAAAACTTAGGTAGTTATGTTAATGCTATAGGTCATCAATCAGCGTATAGAAATTTAGGTAATTATGTTGATGGTCTAGGAATAGACTCAGTTGGTGAAAACTCAGGTGATTATGTTGTTGGAATAGGAAATGGAGCTTCTGGTTTTAATATAGGAGATCAAATAGTTGGTTTGGGTTTCTCTGCTGCTTTCCAAAACTCAGGTAGTTATGTTAATGCTTTAGGTTTTCAAGCAGCTTATAAAAATAGTGGTAGTTATGTTAATGCTATAGGTACTTCCGCTGGATGGCGTAATACTGGTAGTTATATTGACGCATTAGGATATGAATCAGCGGTTGATAATTCTGGAGATGAAGTAATTGCTATAGGTAGTTACGCGGCTAATGATAACATAGGTGATAATGTTGTAGCTATAGGAAATGGAGCTGGGGGAAGTAACCAATTATCAAATTCATTTATTTTATCAAATTTTAATTTACCTACATATGCTAATTACACAGCAGCATCATCCTCTATAAATCAAGCCTCAGGAGCATCTACAGGTTGCACTTATTTATATCATGATCAAGCTACAAATTCTATTGGAGCTGTAAGAATTCCTTAATACATTTATAAAATAAAAAATAAAATTAAAAATCTATGGAAACAAAAGTTTTAACACAAGAAGAAGTTCAAAGTTTAAAAAACGCTAGAGAAAAAAGAATTCAAATTACAGAAAGTTTTGGTATTCTAGAATCTAGAATTCAAGAACTCCAGTTACAAAAAGAAATTCTTAAACAAGAATTAAAAAATTTAATTGAAAGTGAAACTCGATTAGGTGAAACTTTACAACAAAAATATGGTAATGGATCTATTAATTTAGAAAAAGGAGAATTCATTCCTAACTAATATTTTTAATAGGTTTCACCATATTTATAACAAAAATCAATTAAAATAACTAAATAAACATGGCAGAAACTTTAATATCACCTGGTGTTTTAGCAAGGGAAAACGATTCATCTTTTGTTAGTAGAAGACCTGTTACTGTAGGAGCAGCAATTATTGGACCAACAGTTAAAGGTCCAGTTGAAATTCCAACTGTAGTGACAACATATAGTGAATTTGTTAATAAATTTGGTACAACTTTAAAAAGTGGAAGTGCTACAAATTTAAAAACATATTCTTATTTTACTTCAATAGCAGCTTATAACTACTTTCTAAATGGAGGAACTTCTTTATTAGTAGCTAGAGTAGTATCAGGTTCTTTCACCCCAGCTACAAGTTCAAATGTTACTAATGGTGTGGCAGCCTCAGCTGGAGCAGCAGCTACAGCTCAATGGGTATTTAATGTTACTGATACAGGATCATATCAAGGTATTGCTATAACAATAGGAAATAATAATTGGTACCTTTCAGGGTATCCAGCTAACTTCACTACCTATTATAACAATACATTAGATTATTGCTATTTCAATACTAGCTCAGGAGCCACTTGGGTAGATAGTTTAGTTATAGCTATCAATAACTGGACAGGTACATCAGAATTAGCCCAATATATTACTGCTAGTTCTCCTGCTCCAGATACATTATTAATAGCAGGTGATCCTGGAGATATAAGTATAAATGGAGCAGGTTTATATCTTATTGATTATGTTGGTGAACCATTATCACAATTTACTAATTTAGCTATAACAGCTAGTGGAGCAACCGCTAATACTCTCTCAACTGCTTTTGTTTTAGAAACATTCTCTGAGGGTACTATTATGAATAATACTGGAGCCCAAACTACAAATAATGTTTTAGTTAATGGCTCAGCTGATAATATTAGATGGCAAATTCTTAACTCTAATACCTCTTCAGGTATATTTGATTTATTAATTAGAAAAGGTGATGATAATATTCTCCAACCAGTAGTGTTAGAAACTTGGACTAATTTAAGTTTAGATCCTAATTCTTCTAATTATATTTCTAGAGTATTAGGTGATATGGTTGAAGCTTATGATTCTGTTAATAACCAAGTTACATTTACTGGTACATTCCCTAACAGATCAAATTATGTAAGAGTAAAACAAGTAAATTATACTACTCCTAATTATCTTAATTCTAATGGATCTTTATCTAATATTAATTACCCGAATTATATTCCTGTAAATGCTAGTGGTACATTTGGTGGAGCCTTAGGCTCTGTAGCTGGTGGAGCTAATTTCTATAATGCTATTAATAGCTCAAACACTCAGGGGGTACAAGGATCTGATTATAATAATATGATTAATTTATTAGCTAATACTGATGATTATAAATTTAACATGTTATTAACCCCAGGTTTATATGATGCTGATTATGCAAGTCAAGTGAGTCAAATTATTAATAATACTCAAGACCGTGGTGATAATATTTATGTTCTTGATCCTGTAGCATATGGTGAAAATATTTCAACAGTAGTTGGTCAAGCTTCTTCTCGTAATACATCATATGCTGCTGAGTATTGGCCTTGGGTACAGATAGTTGAACCTTCAACAGGAGAATTAGTTTGGGTTCCAGCTTCAACTGTAATAGGTGGCGTATATGCTTATAATGACTCAGTAGCTGAACCTTGGTTTGCACCTGCTGGTATTAATAGAGGTGGTTTGTCTACAGTAGTAAGAGCTGAAAAGAAATTATCTCAAGCTAATCGTGATACCTTATACACAGGAAAAGTAAATCCAATTGCAACATTCCCTGGAACTGGAGTAGTAGTATATGGTCAAAAGACATTACAGTCTAGAGCCTCAGCACTTGATCGTGTTAATGTTCGTCGCTTGTTAATCGCTCTTAAATCATATATTTCTCAAATTGCTAACAACTTAGTATTTGAACAAAATACAGCTGCTACAAGAAACCAATTCTTAGCTCAAGTTAACCCATACTTAACTAGTGTTCAACAACGTCAAGGATTATACGCGTTTAAAGTGATTATGAATGAAACAAATAATACTCCTGATGTAATTGATAGAAATGAATTAATAGGTCAGATTTATCTTCAACCTACTAAGACCGCTGAATTTATTTACTTAGACTTTAATATTACTCCAACTGGTGCTTCTTTCCCAGCGTAATTCTTTAAAAAACAGATATTTATAACAAATAAAAATAAACTACAATGGCAGTATTAGATCCAAATGAAATATTTTTCACAGCGTTTGAACCTAAAGTTAAAAATCGCTTTATTATGTATCTTGATGGTATTCCTTCATATGTAATTAAGAAGATTGGTCCTATAGGTGTTGACTTAGGTGAAATAAAGTTAAATCATATAAATGTTTATCGTAAAATTAAAGGTAGAGCTTTATGGGATGATGTTGAGATGACATTATTTGATCCTATTACTCCTTCTGGTGCTCAAGCTGTAATGGAATGGGTACGTTTACATCATGAATCAGTAACAGGTCGTGATGGTTACTCTGATTTCTATAAAAAAGATGTGACAGTGAATGTTTTAGGTCCTGTAGGTGATATTGTATCTGAGTGGATTATTAAAGGTGCATTTATTAAAAAAGCTTCATTTGGTGATTATAGTTGGGATGAAGATGCTACTGCTCAAGAATTAACAGTTAATTTAGGAATGGATTATTGTATATTGAATTTTTAATTAGTGAAAATAAAAGTGAAGAAAGCTCACCGATTTTGGTGAGCTTTTTTATTTTTGACATATTTATATCTGAATATAATAAGTTACATTTAAATAAAAGCTATGGAAGCAACTAAAAATTTTCCAACAGAGGTTATAGAGTTACCTTCAAAAGGTCTAGTATACCCAGAATCAAATCCTTTATCAAGTGGTAAGATTGAAATGAAATATATGACTGCTAAAGAAGAAGATATTCTTACTAATCAGTCATTTATTCAAAAAGGAACTGTATTAGATAAATTATTACAAGCATTAATAATATCTAAAATTGATTATAATGATCTAGTTACAGGCGATAAAAATGCTATTATGGTAGCAGCTCGTGTATTAGGTTATGGTAAAGATTATACTTTTGACTATAATGGAACAGAATATACAATAGATTTATCTAAAATAGATAATAAACCATTTGATATACCTAATAAAGGAGTAAATGAATTTAGTTATACTTTACCATCAACAAATACAAACATCACTTATAAAATATTAACTCATGGTGATGAGCAAAAAATACAAGCAGAAATTGACGGTCTTAAAAAAGTAAATAAAAATACCTCAGCTGAGCTATCAACACGATTGAAATATATGATTACTTCTGTTGGGGGAGAACGAGATCCTAAAACAATACGAGAATTTGTAGATAATCATCTATTAGCTCGAGATTCAAGAGAATTAAGAAAACATATAAAAAATACTCAACCTGATGTAGATCTAACTTTTTTTCCCGACGGAACTACCGATAGAGTTGATATCCCTATCGGGATTAAGTTTT